GCAGGGCGGACACCAGCCGTGTCGTCGCCGAGTTCCACGCCGACGTGGACCCCGACGACGACACAGCATGCCTGGCGCTACTGCGCCGCCGCTGCGCACACGACGACCTCGGATCCCCCGACGACCACTACATCGAGGTCTGGGACCAGCGACACGGCGAGCAGGAATACCGGACATGACCTGAGGAGGAGGGAGGCGGAGGCAACGCCAAACACGCGGAGGCGCGCGACCTCCTCCTCCCTCCACTACAAACGGAGGCACTGATGCGCGAAGGAGTTTGGTGGCCCCTACTGGGGCTGCTCGTCCTGTCCTGGCTGATCCTCGGCGCCACTGCGGTGATCAAGCTCAAGGGCAAGGCGCAGGGGCACCTCACGTGGTTCGCGGGACTGGCAGCAGCCGGGATGTCGCTGGCCGCCGGCATGTACGCCACCCAGGACACCTGGATCGAGTCCGTGGTCTCCTGGGGCCTCGGCCTTCACCCGACCGTCAAACTCATCGCCGCACTCGCGGGCATGGTGTTCACGGTGTGGCTGATCCTGGCCGCCGTCCCCGACAAGCTCGCGTCGATGACGATGACGACGGCCCTGGTGTCGGCCGCGTTCTTCCTGCCGATGCTCGCCGAACATGCCCCGCCGGACGGTGAGGTCGGGGACCTGGTCGAGAGGACCGTCGACACGTCCGGGGCTTTCATGGTCGACGTCACCGAGGGATGGTTCTAGTGATCGTCGGAACCGTCGTTGTTGTCGCGCTCATCGCCGGGTGGGTCGGTGCGGGCTACGTGGACCAGGTCGCCCCGGCCCGGGCTGGTATCGCGGGTGCGGGCCGGGCCAGCGTCACCACCGGGTGGGCCGTTGGCCGGGCCCGATGGGCGGTAGGTGCCGACGCCCGGGCAGAGCGCCGGGCCGAGCGGATGACGCACTGGCGCTGGCGGGCTGGCTACCGGGCCACCGCCCCGGTCCGGGCGGCGGGCCGTGGCATCACTGTCGCCGCGCCCGCTGTGGCAGCCGGGGCCCGGGCGGCCCGCGGTGGATGGGCCACCGCCTACCGGGCCGAGAAGGACCGGCGGGCCGGTATCCCGCCCGCGCCCTCGTCCACGTCACGCCCGGGCGACATACCGGCCCGGGGGAGTGCCGGGCCAGACGCGCCGATACCCACCGGCCCGGGGCCCGCTGCAACACCCGGCCCGGGCGTCACCGGGCCGGCCCCGACGGCCCCGGCGCCCGCCGTGCCGACACTCACCGTCGTCCCCGACACGAATGGAGACAACCCCGTGACCAACACCCACCAGATCAGCGCCGAGATCGTCGACCTCACCACCCTGGCCGCCGTCCTGGCATCCATGGAACACCTCGCCGAGGAGATGCAGTCCATCTCCCAAGCCGCCCAGGAAACCCACGCCCTCGCCGACTGCGAGTTCCCCTTCGACCCTGGCCGCTCCGTGCGGGCCGCGCTGACCGCAGCCTCCGAGATCGCACCGCAGCGGTTCGACGCCGACGCGTGGCACACCCAGATCGCCGCCGCCCGCCAGGCCGTCGACGCCGTCCAACAGCAAGCGACCGAGTTGACCGACACCGGCGCCCGCGGGCACACCGACGAGCTCGCCGCGTCCTGACACACCCAGCACACCCCGATGGAGGGGCCGACGTGACACAGACAGTCTTGATCAAGCATGAGCGGTCACGTCGGCCCCTCCCCTTCCCCGTCGCGCTCGTCGTCGCAGTCCTCCGCGGCGTGTGGATGCTCGTCGGACAGTTGCTCCTACCGGCCGGGTTCCTCCTGCTGCGGGAGACCACCGTCGGCCGGGTCCGCCGCGCCGCTCTACCGATCTGGGTAGGCGTCCTCGGTGCCGTCCAGGTCCGCGACGTCGCCTGGGCGTGGCTGACCGCCGCCGTGCTCCTTACCAGCATCGGCCTGATCGTCGACCACACCGGCCGCACTAGGGTCCTGTCGGCCCGGGAGTGGTGGCTGTGGCAGCGCGCAACCTGCCTGATCACCCTGTGGCACGTGTTCGCTCCGGGCACCCCCTGGTGGGTCGCCTACCCGTCCCTGGGCGCCGTCGTCCTCGCAGCCGGTATCCCGTGGTGGGCCGGGGGCCGCGCCGCCGGGCTCATCGCCCACCGCGAGACCCCGCAGGAGGTCGCGTGGCGGCAGCAGGTCTCCGACCACGCCAACGTCAACCCAGACCTGCGCGAGTCGCGGCTGGTCGTGGACCGGGACCAGCCGTCCCCGGATGTCACCACCGGTGTCGTTCACCTCAAACCCGGTATCCGCGCGTCGACCGTCACCGCACTCGACGAGCACGTCGAGTCCCTCCTCGACCTGTCCCGCGGAACCCTCGCACTGGGTACCTCACCCGGCATGTCGCCCCGCCAAGTCCGCGCCGTGTTCTCCCGGACCGGCACCTCCGACGTGATCCGCTGGTTCGAGGGCCCATCGCTGGACGCCACCGGCGCCTACGTTGTCGGCCGACCAACCAGCGGTGACCTGGTGCGCGACCGGATCTGGCACGAGACAGGTGGGTCGTTCGCGACGGTCCTGTCAGGGCCCAGGCTCGGCAAGGGCGTGCGGATGCGCCTGGACGCCATCGAGTGCGGCATGTCCGACTTGGTGTGGCTCGCCGCGATCGACGGGAAGTCCGGCGCCGGGTTCCCCGAGGTCCGCGCCGCCTGCGACCTGTACGTCGGCCCCGAGGGTGTAGCGGCGTGGCGGATGGTCATCGCCGGGGTGTACGCGATCTACCAGGAGCGCGCCGTCCGGTATGGCCGATCTGGCCGGTCCCTGTTCCGGCCCCGCCGCCACGAGCCCGTCATCTCCCTGCTCATCGACGAGGGCCTGCGGGTGTTCACCGAGGTGGGCCCCCGGCACGTGAAGATGATCGAGGACATGTCAGGGGGTGGGTCCAGTCTCGGCATCCGGCTCGTCCTCGACGCCCAGAAGGGCGACGCGACATCGATGGGCACCACCACCACCCGCTCGAACCTCCGCGCCAATGGGTCTGTGTGGATCGGCCCGGCCGGTGACTACCAGGCCAGAACGGCCGCCGTGCAGGACTGGGGCGGCATCGACCCCGCCGCTCTACCGCCTGCGAAGGGATGGTCGTGGCAAGCGTCCCGGCCGCAGGGCGTGCAGCCGATCAAGATTCGCACCCTGTACCCGCCGAGCCTCATCGAGGTGGAGGAGCTTGGCGCTGAGGCCCCGTTCGGTGTCGCCGAGGACTGGGCTGCCCGTGCCGTGCACTCGGAGTTGCACCCCGATGACCAGGAGGCGCTGGATGCGGTCCTGTACCCGGACGACGCCCCGGCTGGGGGCCCGCGGCTCACTGTGGTCGGCCCGTCGTCACCATCCTCGCCCGGTGGACGTGACCGGATTCGCTGTGTCCTTCGCCATGCGACGGAGCCGCTGGAGCGCAAGGAAATCGCCGTCCGTGCGGAGGTCGGTACTCGGCATACCTCGACGCTGTTGTCAGAGTTGGAGTCAGCCGGCGAGGCCAGGCGCACCGAGGTTGGCTGGGTGAAGGCGTCGTGACTGTCCCCTACTGGCCCGGTGGTGGCCCCACCTCCAAGAAGTCGATCAAGAAAAAGGGTGGAAAGAAGTCGACCAAGACCAAGGGGGGCACGCGTGGTGGGGGAGCGAAGGGCAAGTCCACGGCCCCTACACCACCCTGGTGGCCCTAGACCACGGACTGGAGGACCACATGACCCATCCCGCCCGTCGATCGGGGGCTATCGATGCCTTCGCGCACAACCGGCCGCGTCTCGCGCTGCTGTGGGCTGCTGTCACGCATGACGGGGATCTGCGCGCCAAGGCCCTGTACCGGATGGGGGCCCTCGGATGGTTCCAGGTCTTGTTCGGTAAGTACCTCAGCCTCGCGGTCCTGCTCCTGATCTTGATCGTGGTGGCCCGGGGCGGATGATGATCTCTCTCGGTCCACGACCGATAATGTATATTATGTCAGGTTGTGGTTGGAATGCCCTGCGGACCCGATCCCCCGACACCCCCGGATGGTGAGCAAGCGATGACGGACTCCCTCTCGCCCGCGGTGACCACCACGAGTTCGCGCACATCCGCGCATCCGTGCGCTACGGGAACACCGGTCCCCGGAGCCACAACGACGGGTGCCTACTCGCCGCGTGCAAGCGGAAGGAGGCCGACCGTGGCTGACGACGCCGCCCCCAGTCACACCGAGCACCTCTCCCCGGAGCAGCGCCTGGCCGTCGAGGCCTTCCTCGCCGAGGTGACTCGGTGAACTGTGCTGGTCATCGTCTCGCTGGTGCCGTGTGCGGCGCTGGGGGCGGGCTCCTGGCGGGTCTCGCACCGTGGCAGACCCTCGCGTGTGCCGTGGTCGCTGCCGTGCCAGCTGGTGGGCGCACAAGCCCCGACGTGGACCAGACACGGGAGTGGAAGGCGTTCGACCGGCTGGTCCCGTGGTGCGTGGACCGGGGTCGACTCGCCCACCGCCACGTCACCCACTGGCTCGCGTGGCCGGCGGTGGCCGCTGTCGCTGTCCACTGGGCGCCCGCCCAGGTCCGGTGGGTGTTGTACGCCGCGGTGGCCGGGTGGGCCAGTCACCCGGTCGTGGACCGGGGGTGGTCGGCACTGGGGTTCCGCACCGGGAGGGCAGCGGAGGACGTCGCCAAGGTCCTGGTCCTGGTCCCGGCGCTGGTGTGGCTCGCTGGTGTCGCGTTCGGCTGGCCCGCGTCGTGGCCCACGGACGTCGCCCGGACCGTGGCCGCACTCACCTGACCACTCCCCCGCCGGGTGTCGCCGCCCGGTGTGAGGCTGGACGGGCACACCACCGCCCCCTCGACCCCCAGACGTGAGGACCCGACGTGACCGCTCCCCCAGCTCCTCCAGCGCCGAAGGTTCCCCTGTGCTTCGTCGACACGGAGACCACCGGCCTGCACCCGGATCTCCGCTGTCCCTGGGACATCGCGATCATCCGCCACGACCCGGACGGCACCCGGGAGGTGTGGCAGACGTTCATCGCCCTCCCAGACCTGAACCTGGGCCACGCTGACCCGTTCGCGTTGCAGGTCGGCCGGTTCCACGACCGGCACCCGCAAGCCACCGCCACGGTGCTGCCGATCCGCCGCGCCGAGGCCGAGCCGTGGCCGGAGAACCTCATGTTCGCCGACGACGCCGCTGTTGTCGTCGAACGCCTGACCCGCGACGCCGTCATGATCGGAACCGTCGTGTCGTTCGACATGGGCACCCTCGCCGCAATGCTCTACCGGGAGGGTCTCTGCCCGTCGTGGCACTACCGGCCGGTGTGCGTCGAGACGCGGGCCGCCGGGCGACTTGAGGCCCTCGGTGAGGTCGTCGAGGAACCGTGGCACTCCGAGGACCTGTCCCGGCGCTGCGGTGTGGAGCCCCCCGCAGGCCAGGACCGGCACACCGCCCTCGGTGACGCCCTGTGGGGCGAACGCTGGCACAAGACCCTCAAGGGCGGCGCGCGATGACCGACGAGAACCCGCTCGCCCGGATCCTCGGATCGCTCGGACACGACATCGACCGGTGCCGAATGGACGGCGCAGCCACCATGCTGGAGATCTACGAGTTCCTGGACAGCCTGACCCCCCGGCAACTCGCTGCATTCCGGAAGATCGTGAACGCGCCGAAGCTGCTGGAATACTTCGATGGCATGGCGCACACGCTCCTGCGACGTGTCCACGGGGTTGACCCGGATACGGGGAGGTCCGTTGAGGATGCTCTCGTTGAGATCGCTGGTCCGGGGGTCGCGCCGTGACCGTCCAGGACGGATACGGGGAGGTCGTACCGCCAGGATTCGGCTGCCAGGATCAGCTGCCACCGTCGGTGTACGAGACCCGCCGGTATGCCCTGTGGTGCGCCGCGACCTACGCCGTCGGGCCACACTCCCGGGAGCAGCACTATGGCGGTTACGCACCCAAGGAGGTCGTCGAGGCCGCGCTGATGTTCGAGGCGTACCTACGACGCAATGGCTGACGGCACCGCTCCCCCGGCGAAGAAGGGGGGTGTGCCGTGATCGGGCTGTTCCTCGCGCATCTCGCCGGGGATTACATCCTCCAGAGCCACTGGATGGCGACGGAGAAGACGAAGCGCTGGTGGCCGTCCATCGCCCACGCCGTGACCTACGGGTTGCCGTTCCTGTTCGTCACCCGATCCCCCACGGCGCTCGCGGTCATCGTGGGGACGCACGCCGTCATCGACCGGTACCGCCTGGCCCGGCACGTCGTGTGGCTCAAGAACCAGGCCTGCCCGCGCGTTTTCCGCCCGGGGCACACGGCGTCCGGGTATCCCGAGGACACCCCGGTGTGGCTCGCCGTGTGGCTCCTCATCATCGTGGACAACACGATCCATATCGCGATCGACGTGGGAGCTGTGGTGTGGCTGTGACGTGGCTGTTGCTGGTTGTCGCCGTTGTTGCGGTTGTGGATGCCGTCGTCCTGTGGGCCGCTGGCCGCTGGCCGCGGTGCACCCGGTGGCATGGCATCGATGCCCGGGGGCTGCGGGTCAGGTGGCGGGTCGGTCTGGTGCCGGGTGAGTGGTGGGTCGGTGCCCGCCGGGACTTTGCTATGGACGCGTGGATGGTGTGCCTGTTGCCGGGTGTGGTCGTGGTGGTCGGTGCCGAGTCGCGGGCCGTCTTGGTTCGGACGGGGGCGTGACGGCCCGGGGTGTCGCCGTCCTGGTGGAGGCTGGACCCATGGATGACCCCCTAGGCCCTGTACCCATGGATGCCCCTCCGGGCCCCCGTCTCGTTGAGGGCTTTTGTCCGGTGGGGTGTGGGCGGACTCTGGTCCTCGACGACGGCGGCCGGGTGACGTGTTCGGAGCCCGGTTGCCTAGAGCCAGACGCGGTCGCGACGTTGCTCGACGACCCGGAGACCGACCACCTGGCCACCATCACCGCCACCGGGTTCACGGTCCGGCACCCACTGCGGGAGCGCCTCCGGGGCGACCTGGAGCGCTGCGAACTGCACCAGCAAATCGCGGGGCTGCCGGATCCGCCGGTGCGGCCAGGTAGGTACCGGGCTGTGCAACTCCAGTCCCCTCCAGGGCGGCCGAGTCGGTGGCGGTTCGGTCCCGTCGAGGAGGTGTCTTGTGGTTGAGGTGCGCTCCACTCCCCCGCCCGGGCCTGACGCCCCGCCGGATCCTGCGCTCGCGCGGCGCCGTCACGGCCTGGGCCCCCGCCGGTTCGTGCTGGTCCGGGACCGCGACATCACCGGCGTATCCGGTGCCGGGCACGTCGCGGACGGCGTCGCATGGCGCGACGGCACCGCGACCGTCCGGTGGCTCGGCGAACACGCATCCACCGTGGTGTGGTCGTCCATGGAGTCGGTGCGCCACGTCCACGGGCATGGTGGCGCGACCCGCGTCGAGTGGCTCGACTCCAGCGACTGGGTGGACGGCCTGGACGAGGACCTGTCCGGTGTCCGGTGCCGGGCCGCGAACGTCGCCCAGGACCTGTGTGAGCAGGTCGACCACGGGCCGTACGTCAAGGACTTGGAGGCGTCGCAGGCTGATGTGGGGTGGCTCCTCGAGGAAGTCGCGCGGCTACGGCGGTCCGCGCTGGCTGGTCGGCTGACCCCTGACCAGGCCGCTGCCCTCGTCGACGTCGTCCGCCAGGCCCTTGCCCCCGCGGGGGGGTGAGCGGTGACCATGCCGGTCCCCCCGCTGTGCGTGCACCAGCTGCCCACCAGGGACTGCCCCGACTGCCGCACCGAACCCGGTGGCACGTGGGTGCATCGCCACCAGGACGAGCCTCCCGGGCACGAGTGCGCGCCGCCCACCCGCGGACCACACCCCGGCGCCATCCAGGTCCGAGGCCGTCAGCCCACCCTCGCCGACCTCTTCCCGGACGGCGCGGTCGGCGACCGGTGGCGATGCGGCTGCGGGCAGATGTGGCGGGTCGGCCTGCGATGCGACGCATGCGACCCCGATCCGAACCGGATGCACCGAGGCATGTGCAGTGTCGGCATCCAGTGGCGGTCTGTGCCGCGCTGGCCCCGCAAGACAGCCCTCGCCGCCGTGGTGATCGCTGTCCTCATCGTGGCCGTCCTGGTGGGGTTGACATGAGCGACCTGGTCACGATCACTGAGGTGTGCCGGTGTGAGTGCTCGACGACCATCACCATGCCCACCCGGGGGGACGCCGAGGCCCTCGTCGACAAGTGGCGCGCCGCCCACCCGTGCATGGACCGGGCGCTGCTGGATGCGCAGGCACGCGGTGGGCCCACTGAGTCGGCGACGGTTCTCGGGTTCCACCGCCAGTGGGACCACGACACCGCACCTCCTGTCACCTGAGACCGGAGACCCGCCAGGGTGTCGCCGCCCGGGTCGAGGATCGGGGTTGTACCCGACCGCACGACCACCGTGGAGGCACCCCCGTGGACGACCCGCAGCACCCACCGACCGACCACCAGACCCTCGTGTGGGCATGCCTGGTCCCCGGACACGTCGAGGTCCGGTGGGACGGCGACATCGCCTCCTGCGCGCATCCCGGGTGCGAACTGACCTCGGAACACACCGAGACGTGGGCGACCCGCATCCGGGCCGCCGAACGACACCGGAGCGAAGCGGCCTGGCGGGAAGTGCTCGCCACGCTTCGCGGAGCCGCAGCCACCGTCGACCCGCCGAGCCCAGTGCCGGGGCAGATCCCCGCCCCGATCCGGATCAACGGCAGGTGAGCGCGGTGACCCTGGACCTCGACCAGCGGCCCGGTCAGCCCCCTGTGCCGGCACCGTCCCTGGTCGCCGAGTGGCGCATGCTCCTACCCGCATACCTCGCCGACCCGGACCTGCAGGGCCGTCCCGTGCCCCGCGACGCCATCCAGTGGTTCCTGTGGGTCGCGTCGGAGCAGGACCACAAGGACATCCTCGCGGCAGCCGCCCTGCACGCTGGTGCGGTGATGGCCCGCCGGTACACCGATTCCGGTGTGCAGCCTCCGGCCGCTGATCGGGTGGCGGGTGGCGGCGGGTGGTTGGCGGAGGCCATGGGCATGTGGGACATCACGGACGTGACGACCCCGGACCTGGACACGGTGACCGTCACCCTGACCCGCCGCCAACCATGACCCCAGGAGACGCGGAGAGGCCCGCCTGACCTGCGAAGACGGGACGAAAGCCCACTTCCCGGTCGACTGAGACGGGCACCCCAGGGGGTGTCGCCGACCGGGTGGACCATGCGGGTGTGGCCCGCAAGAAAACCCCCAGAGGATGCCCCCTGTGCGCGTCGGGGGACCCCCACCCGCGCTGCACAGGACACAGGTCCGCCGACCCGACCATGCCCTGCGGGGCATGGCCACTCCGGGGCCAACAAGTGTGCGGGCACCACGGTGGCCTGTCCCCACAAGCCCTCGCCGCCGCGGCGTCTCGCCGCGTCGAAGAAGCCGCGCGGGAGGCCGTCGCCCGACACCACCTCGACGACAGCATCGACCCCGCCACCGCCCTCCTCGAGGAGGTCCGGCGTTCCTCCGGTGCCGTCAAGTGGATCCGGGCCAGGATCACCGCCCTCGACCCGGACGTGTTGATCTGCGGCACCCGGTACGTGCGCCGCACCGAAGACGCCGACGGGCTGACCACCGTCACCGAAGCCGGGCCCGGTGTGCACCTGTGGTGGCGCCTCTACCAGGAGGAACGCAAGCACCTGGCGTCCGTGTCTTCGGCTGCGCTCGCAGCCGGTGCGCAGGAGCGGCTTGTGCGGCTCGCTGAGCAGCAGGGCGCGCTCCTCGCCGACGGCCTGACGTGGTTGCTCGCTGAGCTCGGGCACGCCGGTGACGAGGAGGCCACCGGGAAGGTCGTGACGATGCTGCGGTGTCTCGACGGGGGCCTGGTCCCGGGGGCGGGTGGGGCCGCGTGAGCGGCGGGTGCGTGTGGTGTTCGACCGGCACCGGGGAATGCACGTGCATATGCGCGTGCGGTTCGGATGTGTGCCGGGACGCGCAGGCCAAGTGCCCGGGTCTCACACGGGCCGGACACCTGGGGGCCACCCCGGGCCTACCGGTGTGGTGCCGCCCCTGCCAGGACCGGGTCGTCGACGCAGTGCGGGGCATGCCGGAGGCATGCGTCCACCTGTCTCCCGGGCGGGTTGCGGCACCGGACCTGGACACGGACCGGACCCGCCGGGCCACCGGGGGTGGATCCCCGTCGCCGTCGCCGGCGTGGGACCTGGTCGATGAGGTGATCCGGTGGGCCACGGTTGCGGAGGACCGCCTGCGCGCTCACCTGGGGCATGCCTCGCGCCTGGGCCAGCGACACCGGGACCTGTACGACGCTGTCCGGTACTTGGATGCGCAGTCCACGCCGTGGCTGTGTGCTCCCGGCGCGGTGGCTGACGGGCGGGCGGCGCTGGGGTTGTACCGGCGGGTCGCGGTCGCCGCTGGCGTCGATGAGCTGGTCCACCGCATGGACGGGGTGATCTGTCCTGTGTGTGACCGGAAAGCACTCGCCCGGAAGGACGGCAGCGACTACGTCGAGTGCCGGGCGTGCCACAACCGGTGGCATGAACGTGAGTACGGGATCCTCATCCGCGTGTACGCCGCCGAAGTCGCCACGCAACTAGAGGCGTCAGGATCTTGAGGCGACCCGATGACCAGCCGTGGGCTTGGGATCCGGCGACGCGGCTCCTCACCACCGCCGAGGCCGCGGTGACCGCGGGTGTCCCCGAGCACCGGATCCGCAAGTGGGCATCCCGGAAGATCAACCCGGACGGCGACACCCTCATCGCGGCCGTCGCGTTCCAGCGTTCTGCGGACGGCAGGGGCCGCCTCCAGCCCCTGTACCTCGAACTCGACGTCCTGTCCGCCGAGGCCCGGGCCCGCTCGTGGAGGACCCGGGCCGCCGCGACACGCCGCCGAAACCGCCCAGGTGTTGCTCCGCGGGGGGATGAGGTCACATCATGTGATCAAAGTGGTTGACGTGCGCCCGGCGGGTGGCGTCCCGTGCCCCCCGTGATCGAGGCCCCCAACGCCTTCGAGTTCGCAGCCAGGCGCCTCACCCGAACCGGGCAGAGACGATGGGCGACCCCAGGGGAACTCGCCCACCACCTAGACCCGCGCACGATCCAGACACCAGCGCTCGACCTCATCGACCGAGAACTCGTCTCAGCCGTTGGGATACCCGACTACCGGCTGATCATCTCCTGCCCGCCTCAGGAGGGGAAAAGCCAACGGGTCTCCCGCCGGTTCCCGCTGTGGCAGCTCATCCACGCCCCGGAAACCCGCATCGTCATCGCCTCCTACGAGCACGGTGTCGCCCGTCGCTGGGGACGCGCAATCCGTGACGACATCGCCACCCACGGCGCCTCCCTCGGACTCACTGTCCGCACTGACCTCTCCGCCCAGAGCGAGTGGCAGCTCGCCGGGCACGAGGGCGGTGTGTACACCACGGGGATCGGTGGGGCCCTCACCGGCCGACCAGCCGATCTCATGGTCATCGACGACCCAGTGAAGGGCCGTGACGAGGCCGACAGCGAGGCATACCAGGAGCGCGCCTGGGACTGGTGGATGGAGACCGCGTCCACCCGGCTCGCGCCCGGTGCGCCCGTGGTCCTCGTACTCACCAGATGGCACCAGGCTGACCTAGCCGGTCGGCTCATCGCAGCCGACGACGGGCACCTGTGGCGGATCGTCAACATCCCAGCACAGGCCGACCACCGCCCAGAGAAGGGCGAGACCGACCCCCTCGGCCGTCAACCCGGCCAGTTCATGATCTCCGCGCGGAAGCGGACCACCGAACAGTGGGAGGCCACCAAAACCCGGTCCCTCGGGCGCACCTGGACCAGCCTCTACCAGGGCCGGCCCTCCCCCGACGCCGGCGGCCTGTTCCCTGGCGACGACGGCTGGGCCAGATACGACCACGCCCTGTGGGTCACCTGCAACGACGGCACCCGGATCGTTCCCGACGCGCACAACGACGACGTGGAACTCGTCCAGTCCTGGGACATGGCCTTCAAGGACACCAAGGGCTCAGACTTCGTGGTCGGCCAGGTGTGGATGCGCCGCGGTGTCACCGCCTACCTGCTGGACCAGACCAGGGCGCGAATGTCCTTCACCGACACTTGCCACGCTGTGCGCACCCTGTCGGCCCGATGGCCCCAGGCGACCGCGAAGTACGTCGAGGACAAAGCCAACGGCACCGCAGTCATCAACGCACTGCAGCGGATGGTGCCCGGGCTGATCCCGGTGGAGCCGATCGGGTCGAAGTACTCGCGAGCCGCTGCCGTGTCCCCGATGGTCCCGTCTGGGAACATCGTGATCCCCACAGTCGAGGTCGCCCCGTGGATCGCTGACCTCGTCGAGGAGGCGAAGGCATTCCCGACCGGGGCAAATGACGACCAGGTCGACGCCCTGTCGCAGGCCGTGAACCAGATGATCCTCATGCCGATGATCGACGGCGGGATCGTCGAGGCCGGCGACCTCATTGACGGCCTCGACGACTACGAGATCAGCCCGTACTAGCGCCAGGGGGGGTGTCCCCTCATGGCTGTCACAGAGCGGATCCGGGGAAGCTGGTACCGGGCGACCGGTCGTGCGGCCCTCGCCGAGCAACTGTCCGTGGAACGGACCCGGCTCGTGCAGGAACGGGCCCAGGCCGAGCACCTCCAGGAGTCGCTGCTGGAGCTCGAGACCCGCATGTACGAGCCCGGGTGGCAGCTCCTCACCGCACGGGCCGACCAGGAGTTCACCCGCGAGGGCCTCCGGCAGGTCACCGCCGTGTGCCGGGTCATGGCCCTGAAGAACTGCCTGATCAAGCGTGGCCTGTCGCTGCGCCACGCCTACGTGTGGGGCCAGGGTGTGTCCATCACGGCCCGGGACGAGGCCGTCAATGAGGTCGTCCAGGGGTTCCTCGCCGACCCGTCGAATCGGCGGGTGTTCTCGGGTGCCGCGGCCCGTGAGGAACACGAACGGGCCCTGGGCACCGACGGGAACATCCCGTTCGCCCTGTTCACGTCGCCGACGACGGGCCGCGTGCAGGTCCGGGTCCTCCCCTGGGATGAGATCGGTGACGTTGTCACGAACCCGGAGGACGCCTCCGAGCCGTGGTTCTACCGCCGGGACTGGTGGGAAGAGCGGACCAACGCGGTGACGGGCGGGCCGCAGACCCTCCGGCGGATCGTGTTCTACCCGGCCCTCGGCTACCGGCCGAAGACCCGGCCGCGCCGGATCGTGAGCCCACTGGATGGCCAGTCGGGTGACGTCTTCTGGGATGCCCCGGTTTATCTGGTGAAGGTCGGGGGGCTGATTGGGTGGAAGTTCGGTGTCGGTGACGCCTACGCCGCCCTCGACTGGGCGAACGCCTACCGGGAGTTCCTCACCGACTGGGCGCGCCTGGTCAAGGCACTGTCCAGGTTCGCGTGGCGGCTGTCCACCAAGGGCTCCAAGCAGGCGCAGGCCAAGCAGAAGGTGGCCGCCGCGCCGGCCACTGACCCGGTCACCGGTGAGGCCCGCCGGGTCGGTGCCACCGCGTTCCTCACCCCCGAGATGACCTTGGAGGCCATCCCGAAGACCGGGGCGACCATCGACTCCGACTCGGGTCGGCCACTCGCGGCGATGGTCGCTACCGCCCTGGACATCCCCGTCACGATGATCCTCGGTGACCCGGGTACCACCGGGTCCCGGGCGACCGCCCAAACCCTCGACACCCCCACCGAACGGTCCATGCAGGCCCGCCGTGGACTGTGGACCGACGCCTACCACGCGATCCTCTGTCACGTCATCACCGAGGCTGTCCGCGCCCCCCAGGGTGCACTGGCGGGCACTGTCGTGGTTGATCCGTGGACCGGGCAGGAGATCACGACCCTGGCCGGCGGCAAGGTCTCCACCGTTGACATCGCGTGGCCGGACCTCGACGACGTCGACACCACCGCGGTCGTGGAAGCCATCGTCAAGGCAGACTCCACTACCCGTGTCCCGCCGCAGGTCATCGTCCGGCTCCTGCTGGAGGCCCTCGGGGTGAAGGACGTCGACGGGATCGTGGCGGAGCTGGTTGATGATCAGGGCCGGTGGATCGGCCCTGATCCTTCGCCTGGTGCGGCGGCGATGCAGGCGGTGCTGGATCGCGGTGGCGTGCCTGCCCCGGCGCTGCCCGCAGGGCAGCCCCCAGAGCCGGGGCCAGTCGACCAGCCAGCCAGCGGCGCGGACCCGGTGGAACCGGCGCCAGTGGCCCACCCGACCGACCGCCGGGAGTGACCTGTGGCGGCCACCGCCACCACCCTGCGTCTCCTGGACTCCCTGCGGATCCAACTCGCCCACACCATCGACGCCACCACCGACGACCTCGTGCGCGCATGGGCCCGCGCCTGGACCATCACCGCCAGGGACTGGCAGGCCCTGGCCACCGAAATCGAACACCTCGCAGACACCGGGGCCCTCCCCTCCGGTAGGCAACTCGCCCGCATCGACCGCGCCGTGCGGGCACTCGAGGTCGCCAGGGCCGGCCTCGACGAGGCCGTCCAGTACTCCGGGGCCCGGATCATCAACGAACTCGAGACCATCACCGCCCGGGCCACCACCGACACCGAGGCGATCATCGGGTCGCAGCTTCCACCCGACCAGGCCAGGCTCGGCGTCACCTTCAACCGGGTCGACCCGGCCGCTGTCCAGGCGATCGTGGAACGCTCCACCCAACAGATCACCGCACTGACCATGCCGCTGTCCGCGTCAGCGACCGAGGCCATGCGCGAC